AACATCTCAAAATCAGGTCCAGCAGAAACAAACATCAAAACGTCCACTAAGGTAGTTGCAGCATTTGCGCAAGTTAACTCATTAACCACTGATAAAGCAACATGACCATTGCTATCAAGCGGACTATAATTAACAGGCGTTGAACCATAAATTGACCCAACGCCGTCTAATCCAGGACGCAAAGGTCGCAAATATGGAATGTTAGACATGTACCCAACGTCAATAATGGCTTCATGGGATTCCGCCAAATCCCAAACGTATGTATATGCTGTGTTATACTCTATTGGGGTTAAAGCCGACGCCGTGATACCATTAGGATCAAAAGTTATGCGCAAACGCCCCTTATGGAACGTAGACGCAACAGCGACAAATCTATATCTCAACGACCCCCTCCATTGGCGAAATGCTTGCATTGCATAGCCTAACGGCGACATTGCTATTTGTTGTGAACCCCCGGTACCTGGACCATTGGCCCAATATACTGGGTTGACATTAGCATAAAATATGTTGAAATCAGGCGTTGCAGTTGAATTCCACGCAAATTTTGTAATATACGTTTCTCTCTCCACTATAGAAGATAATAACATTTCATCCTTGCGTGCTAACCCAACAATACTAGGATCTATTGTTACTTCCTGTTTATCGTCCAAAGTCATTTTAAAAATGGGATCGTGCTGTGTCGCACTGGCCAAATTTGGATTTACTCTAGGCACCATATACGTCATATCACTAACAATGCTGGGCTTAGAAAAACCTAAAGCCACTGCAATTTTGTGCCCATAATGTAACACAGTCTGTGACGCTAAGGCATATGGTCGAATCCAAGTTATGTTTGACAATAACCCGGCAACATCTGCCAAAACGCCTAATGGTTTAGAAATTATACCTTTACCATATTCGTCTCCAGACTGAGGAACCAAACTTGGTAAATTTGAACTTGTTGGAGCGCCAAAAACAACATTTTCTGCCCAACACATAGCAGTTATTGTTATACCATCCTGTGTTGTGCTCATACTTCGTAAAGGTGAAACTTCCGTTACAGCAATAAATCCAGTAGTTAAATGTTCACCTAACGCTGTATTAAAAGCATTGTAATGGTGAACGTAAGGTAACCTCAAACAACCACCCTCACACGAAGTAGGATTTAAAAACACGTGTGGAGGTTGAGACAAAACAACCAATGATGGCACCAAGTTAATTAAAGTTGCAGGTGTTAGTAATGTGTCACTAGATGAATTGGATACGGCAGTAGCCATCCACCGACCGTAATGCATAGGTGTTCCATTAATCATAAACCTAAAACATAAATCACACTTAAGATTACGATAATTGTTGATACGATTCATAACACGCTTATTATTAAAAAACGCAGATGGCGAAATAAACTGTGGTGTCGTAGGAGACGTACCACCAACAATAATGTTCTGTGAAAACACCTTAATAGGACGAGACAAAAACTTAGCTATAGACACCTCTTCAGTATCAACATTATAATGGGTGTTATCCATGTCTTGATCATAAGATGCCTCTTCGTGTAGAAAATCATCAACAAATGATGTCAAAACTTGCGTTTTGTTCTGAGCAACATCTTCCATGATTCCTGACTGAGGAAACAAATTAACAGATCTAGCATCTACTCTATCCAATCGATTTGGTCTGTCAGGTTTGACAGGAGCAGATGGAACAACAAGCGGAGGAACGTTAGGTGTGATTGGTGTTTGGAAATTAACCGCAGGTTCAGCAACAGGCAACTTGTTGCGCAATCTATCTGCTATCAACACAGCCTCGGCATACCAATCACTATTTGGAAAAGGTTGTGAATAATCTCCCCTTTCAAAATAAGTGTAATATTGGAGTCTTTTGCCAATAACGTCATTCATAGCCTCTAAAATTATTGAACCGTCCGTGTAGCGAAAAGTATCAGGAACAGCAATACCTTCGTAATATCCACCATCACCAAAAACACCAGAATGTGGCGTCATGGGTGATACGTCGTCACTATCAGGATCATCGTTAGCACCAAATTCTGCAAAATAACGGCTGCGAGGAGTGCATAAACCACACGAAACTGTATCCCAATGTTGAAGCGCAGGTCCAAAACAAGCGATTCCATCGAATTGCGGATTTCTGTGGTATGCATAACAAACAGTAGCGGGTAATCCGCGGATCCTCCGCTCTGTTTCTGTTAAGTAAGAACTATTCGGGCTATCCGGCCCTTCCAGTGGGGTTAAACTGGCTGTATACCCCATGTTT